CGGCATACCAAGCCGATTGTTTCCTACAACATAATCCTACACAGTCTGCACCTCTATGGTAAGTGTAGAGGCGTTTGGCGAACAAAATTGGAACCACACCCGTGCCAGGTGATAAGTAAATTTGTTTCGCAATCCAACGGTGACGATCGTTCGTCCATGAGATGTGAGAGCCATCCTTTCAGGCTTCTTCTCCAGGAATTCTAACCTGCATCACTGCGGGGAAGAGGACCTCATCCGTCGCGAACACCCTTCACCAACAGGCTCTACGTATCCCTACGTAGATTAAGCATTGAGCGCCTGAGGTATCCATATCCGGCCCGTAGGTCCCGGCATTGGAATCGAGAAGCGGGTTGTTATTAACGAACCCGAATCGGTCAGGAAGCGATTAGCCGCCTAGGGACTACCATTCAATACCTTATCCAAGGGTAGAGAATGGTAGTCCCCATGTAGTTGTTACAGATCTACATAACTGTGAAAAGTGGTAAGTCGATTATAGGGAGACACCGCATCCCCTTCTCTGGCTGGGGGGTCGACCAAGAGTCGATCTCTGAAACCAGAGCCCCAAAGTCGTCAATCCGTTAAAGGATTGACGACACAAAATCTCCGATAGGGCCAGTCAGCAACTTAGTGATCAGCGGGACTACGGAGCCAGGTACAAAGGAATTAGCTAAGCCTTCTGCAACATGCATAAATTGGCTTAGACCTGTGTCCTGGGAAGCTGCCATAACAGCAGCAACTTTCGGAACCTGCTCTCGATTTTGAGGTGCCTGTCTGACAGCCTCAATGGCAGGTAGAAGATAACCATCAGCGGAGGGAATGTTTTTCTCCGGGGTGGCCATGAATGCAACATTTGCTCCAGCGATCTCCCAATGATAAGAGACCTTCAGACGATAAGACTGACCGAGACCTGTAAGAAACAGGAGAAGTCCAGCCGAACCGTATGAATCGGAGGAAGTAGTTGGTGCAACGCCCTCAGTCGTATGCCAATAGGACCAGTCGTCAGATCGGGGGAACCAAACCCGACGACCATAGGTGGGAGGAAGAAGTTCGTAATTCCGAGAATAGGTATAGGTCTCGACTCTATTTAAAGGAGCCGGGGGCTGAACCTTATTCTCAGGCTGAACAAACTCAACCTGACCATTGATACTGGCAGCATTAGTACGATTAACCCACTCAAGAGCAAGAGCAGTCAGGCGCCAACGAGTGTGACCAGATCCTAGAGCCGAATAGGCGGTAAGAGGTGTCGCAACGTCAGGCCCGATGTAACTCGTGCTTAAGAGTGTGGTTGAGGTTGGGGTAGCTCCTTCAGCGAGGGTTCCTGTGAAGAAGCCTATTACCGGAGGGTAGGTCACACCTGTGGTGGAGTTCACCCAGCTGATAGGACCTACATTGTATAGGTTACCGAGTGAGCCGATCCCCTGCAGAAGCTGATGAGTGGAAACATCATCGGAAGCGTCTGAGGGAGCGACACCGGAATGACCAGGGAAGATTCCTACAGTAACAGTACCCATACCTGAGTCTGCACCGTTGGTGACGGTGACGTCGAAGTTGGCCTCTTGCATTAATGTACAAGTTGGTCCAGAGTTAATATTGTTAACTTGAAAAACTCCTTTGGCAGATTCGGACGTCTCAGGATTCGAGAGAGCGTTGAGATAAGCCAAGACAGAAGGCGGAAGCATCTGATGAGCTCGCTTCTGCGTTGACTTTTTAGAGGCCTTGACATTAGGGATTCGAGGAACCTCGTTCTCGAATTTGGCTAAAGGGCCTAGGGGGAGTGGTGCAAAATTCCCTGCTTCGCGATTATCCTGCCTTCGCCCTCTCTGGGGTCTAGCGTTGGACTGATCTTCAGCACCTTGAATGGCAGCAATCGCCTTGGATACGGCTTTGGCTGCTTTTAATGTACCTCTGGCCTTCTTGACCGAGGGTTGAGATGTTGGTTTTTGAACCTTCATGACTATTTATCGTGGAGCCACGGTAGTCAGCCGCCGACTGTTCATCCAATAGAAGTGACCCACACCCGTGCAGTCTGTAGACATTCCGAACAGAGAGAAAGAATCCCAATTCTTAGTACGCAATTCCAGGAACCGTTTTCGAACCTTCGAGGCGAAGCCTAAGCGTTTTGGGTGTTTAACTATTGGACCCACTAGTAGAGTTACGCATCTACTTGCTTGCGGAAGTATGTATGGCCGATGAATGCATCGAAACCAGGGTGGAGGATTCCTCTTTTGACCTAAGTCGTCCCTGCTTACATGACGGTTTTCAACCCGGAGAAGTTTGCTCTCTATCTCAAGAGGGTATAGACTTGATATACCGCCCTGTTCCTGGCGGTTTAGTGATCAGTAGACCCTCGAAGAGGCGCGACTGCTGATCACAGTGGAGGCAGAAATCCCGTATCGAAGTTCTATCATCTGTTGCAACGAGAGGAAGCTCCCTCGAACTCTAGAAGAGCTACGGAGACGAAACTCGTCTTGGAGTTGAAGATGATTACGACGAAGGGAATCCTGTTCAGACCAACGTCTCCCCACAAGATAGTACCCAAGGGGGACGAGAAAGTTTCCTTCCCAGCGTTGAAAAGGAGGCAGAAAGGCAGATAAAGGGAGTTCATCCTGACTTGGTAAGACTCCGGCATTACGCCAGATACTAACTAACTCAAGAGAACAAATCTCAAAGCCATCGGCGCGAGCCGAGGCTGTATGGATATCCCGAATTCTTTCTTCAGGAAGAGGGAGATAGTCCCCATCTTTAAAGCCTTTTAAGTCCTTTTCAAGGAAGGAGCTGTTGATCCTACAAGCTTTCCTAACCTCAGCAGCGTCTCTCTCATTTTGGTAGCGAACAAAGCCATCTAGAGAGCGACGAAGCTCTTCCTCCTTACGATCTCGAGCTGCCAGCTCATGATCAACCATAACGGCTGTCATTCGATCTGAAAGATCGTCAAATTCATCGGAGGGATATGGAATATCGACCGAGGACTGAGGAATGTAAGGAATTGTAACATTCATATCAGCGCGACAGTCGAGACATTGGGCACGGCTCAAGTACCCTTGATGGTTTCCAACCACGTAGAACTTCCGGGGGGCCACAACTTTAGGCGCCCAGACTGGGAGTGACGGGGTGATTTCCGGAATTTCAACCACTTCGGCGTCACGAGAGACGAGCTTCCCCGAATCAAGCATTTTGGATGCTAGTCGTCTTTGCCAATCAGTGATCCGAACATGGAAACCATCGGGAGCGGTCTGGCCTGCCCCACCCAGACTCTCATGGATAAAGAGATTACGACCCTTAAGTTCTTGATTTAATGTGTTAGAATGATAGGATAACCATTGAGCGCAGACAGTTGGTCTGAACTTCTCGGGTACCCCTCGAATCATCTCATCGAAAACAGAAGAGATCGTCTGGTTTTCACAATCCTCTCCAACTCTACCAAGAACCTTATGCTGACCTTTGTAAAGACCCCCATTGAAAAAGGGAATATACTTTGAATTCTTCATGTCGAACATGGCCGAATTCATATTAGCATAACGTGGATGGCAGTAAGCCTTACCGGGACTCATCCGAAGACCGAGATACTCACCGAAAGAGACGTGATCCTGCCACAGGGTTTTAGGCCCATAGTAGTACATATCATCTCCGTTAATTAATACGGTCTGTAGGATCTTCCGAGTTGCAGGTGAATTTATAACCATGCAATAGAGTCCAAGATTAGCTAAGCAAAGAATAGGAAAACTCAAGATAGAACCCATTAGTTGACCATTTACTTGATCAACAGGTGGGACTTCAAGAGTTCTCCCTTCATGCTTAAGAGTCGGATAGGAACAGTGATGTGGTGCAAGGACAGAAAGCCAAAGTTCTTGATCAGAGATCGGGAATTTCGACACAATTCGTTTGAGAATCCAGGCCGACAGTCGTGCAGAAAGACCGTCGGTAGCAGCAGAGTAATCAATGCTGAAGTGATTCATTAAAGAAGAATTGCAGAAGCGCCAAAAATCCGACCCGGCCTGTCGGCATTGTTCCATCTTTTCAAGGCTAATCGACTCTCCTATAAGACTAAAACAGGGATACTTCCTCAGTACGCTATGAAGTGTATGTTGAAGTTTCTTGCTGTAGTAATACGGGAGAGCCTCACCTTTAGAGATGACACGAACCTTAAGTGGTTCGAGTACTGCTTGTATCTCGCATTTCCGAATGGAAGGGAGACGGTATTCCATACACTCATAAGAGAGTGTAGAAATCCAGAGATTTCGAAGTGAGGGGGGGTCCTCGAAAACCTCTACAAGCTTATTGTAGTGAACAGTACCATCAATCACAACGATAGGATAGAAATCCATCCGAACGAATTCGGTAGGATAACATCGACGGCCGCGATGATCAAAAAGACGGGTCTTTAGACCAGGAACTAAACTGCGAAGACGCTCTCGCGCACCTCCCTTGGCCCGAGTGGACTCAAAACAGGCGGAGTTCGACGGCTCGAAGTCGAACGGATGGCGAGAATCAGCATTGTACTGACGAGCAACTTGCTTAGAGATCTTATCCAGAAAAGGACCCAAGAGGGTCTGGAGACAATTAAATTTGTCATCTGGGAGAGGATCAAGCTGAAGCATTTGGGCTCGATGATCGAGGTAAGTCTGATGGACTAACTCTTTCGAGACAGGTTGTGCGCTTCGCTTCCCTTGAAGAAGGGAATACCAGAGCCAGCAGTTCTGATTATTCAAAATCATTCTACTCTTCATCCACCTTTTCCAGTCTCCGACTGGAAAAAAGGGTAGATCAGGCTCCTTAGGTGGATCCGCTTTCAAAAATCGAGACATAGGAAGAATTAAAAAATACTTCGCTCTCTTAAAGAAAACGGATTCAGGGTCTACATTAAGGTAATTATAGCCCTGCGAAAGGAAGGAACGTATCACTTCCTTGGAAGCTCTAGCTAACTGCAATACCCTTTTGCAGCCATCTAGGAGCTCATGAGTTCTGGATTGGTTTCCAACTCGTGGAGAACCACTAAAGGGGAGTGAACTACCTTCCCGCAATAGGCCACACTGTGGCGATGTCTTTTCCGACACCAAAGTATCTGCTGTTTCTTCAGAGACAGTGGGCGGAGTTTTCTCAGTAATAGTTTCCATTTGTTACTGGGG